ATGTGCCATTGGTATAGGCAGATCCTTGGGTAACAATGGTCACACCAGTTACCGCTCCAAGAGGAGTAATCGGTGTTGGGCCAGTACCTACTGCGTCATCGTTATCAATAGTCCACTGTTGCAAGCCATCGCTAAATCCTGATACGACCCAAGTCTCACCATTTTGAGACTGCAAAATCATGCCACGACTGATACCTTGAGCATTTAAAAATGCCCCGTTATAGCCTCCAATTTTGCGTGGGCGTCCGTACTGAAATCGAACCCATTGACCATCAACATATGCTGGTGCGGCAAATACGGTTCCATCCCGTTGGATACCTGCACCAACTTGTAGGACAGCGACTTTGATAGTCATTAAAACGCTCCGCCATTAATACCAACAGGCAAAAGTAATCCGTTTGCGGTTAATTGGCCTGCCGCAACACCTGCGATGGCAAAACCAAGTTGACCAGATGCCGCTAAATATAAGCCAGTTAATGCGTCACCTTGGAATGACAATGATGGTGCAGATGCTGAACCATTACCTAAAGTCAATGCATTAATAAAGCTAGATGTTGAAGTCTGAGCGTTATAGACGTTCGTGCCATCGCAAATAGCAATAATCGTTTGATTCTGAGGTAATACGATAGTTGTTCCGCCCACTGCTGACGTCTTAAATGTCAATGTGTATGGGCCAGTTGTCAAGTTTCTAAATGAATAGATTTGAACTGTTGGCGGAAGAATGATGACAGCATTACTTGTCAAGGTGCCTGCATACTCTTGAATAATGTTTGATGCCTGTGCATCAGTCAAAGTAGTTGTGCCGCCAGTAATAACAAGGTACAACTGAGTAAACGCAAATACTGCGGATTGACCGTAAGCATAGGTGTACCAATTCAATCCATCAGTAGCTAATACAAGTGATTCTTGAATCTGCAATTGCCATGCCGAGAAGGTCACGTCAATCATGTTTGTGCCTTGTGGGGCAATATTCAAAATGCCTGAACCATCATTCTTTAAAACGATGTACCAGCCAGCACCAACAGTTTGAGCCAATGGCAAAGTCACTGTGCCAGCACCACCAGTCCATGCATACAATCCTGCACGATCTGCAGGCGTCAAAGTGTAATTAGATGAGAACAAAGATACTGGAGTTGACTCATTTAAAGTCGCTCCGATAGCTGTCAATCCATAACCAGCCAATGTGGCGGCATCAGAAGATGATGTTCCGGCACCAAAAGTGACGTTGCTCCATGTGCCGTTGACGGTTGTGTTGTCAGTCAAGTAAATGTAAATAGCAATACCGGGAGCAACTGTAGTGATCGCTCCAAGACCTGAATTCTTAATATTGACTGTATGCGTGCCAATGTTTCTGATCAATACGGATTGACCGTCAGACACCTCTGTTGCCGGAGGCATGATTAAGCTAAGGCCATCGCTAGATGCAGATACCTCAATAATGTTTGCGACTACATCTGCACTATTGCCATTAACAGGCCATTGCAAAATGGTATCGGCGGTGATGGATAAACTCTCATAGCCAACTTGACTTGGAGAAATTGTTTGTCCTGTATATGGGGAAACGTAACTTGTCATTTTTAGCTATCCACGGCAACGGCTTGACGATCACCAACTCGGGCCACATCTTCTGTTTTCAGAGACTGGACTGCTTCGGTGTACTTTTGTTGAAAAATTTGGCGTTGGTCGTTTTTAAGGAACGGCATTGCCTGCAATAGCGTGCCAAACAACATTGCAGTCGGTGCATTCTGAGTTAACCAATTGGTTTGATTGGTCGAGCTCAATGGTTGAATGCGCTCATAGTAAAGCACTTCAAAAGCATAATTTTGATCAGGTGTAGGAGCCAAATACCAGTGATCCCAATCAGTATCTGCATAGAACTGAGGAGCCGCTGTTTCGGTATTGTTGGGCCAAAAATTGGTCAAGTACTCATACTTACGAACGAAAATAGGGTGCCTTACGCCAGCCGCATCGATATAGTTCATCGATGTAGTTTTGCGCCAGCGAGCAGGCTTGGCGACTACTGGATTACCTGCTGTCAAAGTTGACTCTGCAACCTGCAATTGGCCCAAGGTTTTAATCTCTTGGGCAATCTCAAATTCAGCCAAAGTGATAAAAGTAGGGATAGCATCAATGGTAGCCTGATCAGACCTCTCCAAATACTGAAGAACAGTCGATGTCAGGCTGTCATAGGTCATTACCCAAGAAGGTGTCGGTGTCGTCATACTTTCCCCATTTTTAGCCTATTTTCCCACTAGGATTGAGTTCCCACAAGGTCACTAGGTAACGATGCTTTTAACGAACTCAAGCTCTTCTGCTTGCCTGCGTCTTAGTAATCCTGCCATGTGCTTTCCAGCCGCCATATCCCACTTTTCAAATTCATGGGCCGCACCTTGAAAATCACCAGCGTTTATCTTTTTAAGCAATGTGGAATTATTTAGATTCCCACATCCACAATTGAATGCGAAGTCCACAAGGGCGTCAAATTCGCCTTGGGTAACTTCCACTGTCAGTTTTGCGTTAACATCTGCTACGGCCTTTTTAACGTCCTGAGCAAGGTATTGTTCTGCCTGCTCTTGGGTAATGGTCAGTCCTTGATGAACTTCAGGGCCAGTATGACCATAACCAATAGTCCAAGGAGCTCCTCCAGTACCGGGATCAGGATAGGCAGTGAGCTTAACTCCCTCAAACTGTTCAGTAAGGTGTAGTCCATCTTTTGAATATTCCATCATTGTTCAGATCCTATCTTGATACCAGTAATGAGTCCAATAAATCCACCAATAATGGTCTGAAATGCTGGCCCAACTATTTCAAATAATTTGTTGTTATCTACATCAGGGTTAAAAAACCCAAACATGAATACAGTTACCATTGCCAAAACGGTGATGCATAAAGTAAAAGTGGCTACTAATGTAACGTAAGAAGCCAATTGATCTTTTGTCATTTTGTCACTTCATCATATTGAGCGTAGCAGGCTTTTAAAGCCACTCTTATTGTTTCTGCTCTGGTAGCTTCCCGTTGAAGAAAGTCTGAATCCTCTCGGTAAAGCTGGGCTCCAGTACATCCGACTGAACTTTGTCCATTTTCGGAGACTTGACTTGACCTACTGGGTCGGTTGCGCAACTGCACAAGAGCATCAGCGAGCTGATTGTTAATAGCAGTAATTTGAGCATCTTTGTCTTTCCTTATTTGATCTGCGGCGTCTTGCTGTTGATGTTCTTTTTCACGAGCATTCTTTACTTCTTCAGCCTTGTACTCTTCAAACTGGTAGTGCTCGTACTTACCATACCCTAGACCAGCCATTGCCAATACGGCAAAGCCAATCATCATGTATGAACTAAGAGAAAGAGGAAACATTATTCAATGGGCCCTTTTGTTTGAAATCTCAAAACGGCGCAAATGACTCCAATTACAATAACTGTAATTGAATAGAATTTAGGGTCTATTAGATTTTGTAATTGCGAAATATTGTCTGATAGTGCCCCAAAAATTACTAAAGCAAGTGAAAACCACATTACTTTAGATTTATGAGCAGGCTTATTTTGCATGCCACAATCCTGCAATAAAACTGATTAATCCGCTGATGGCTGAAACGATAGCCATTCCCATCCAAAAACCGCCCCTGCTCTTGTTTGCAAGGGCGACAAGCTCTTCTATCTGAGACTCCATTTTGTCTTGCTTTTTGGAGATGTCATTTAGTTTGGCCTCATATCCTTCGACCTTTTGCCAAAGAACGCCATATTTGACTGGGTCAAAGTCGAAGGACATGGTTACCTCTTATTGGGCTATAGGATTATCAGTTGTTGGAGTATCTTCTACAGGTGCTGTTTCTGCTGGAACTTCTTCAGTAGCCGGAGCTTCTTCAGGAGTTTCTTCAGCAGGAGCATCTACAGGAGTTTCTTCAATTGGCTCTTCTTGAGCGACAGGAACCGCTACAGGAGGATTTCCATCATCAGTAGAAGGCATAGGGATTACTGGCTCATCTGAATGAAATGGGGCCAATAATTTACGCTCTTCAGCATGAACGAAATCGATAAAGCTATGAATTTCGCCTTTTGCTTCTGACTCAAATTTCTCTAAGTATGCTTTTAAGTCCATGACTTATCCTTATTGTGCTGGTGCTTCAGCAGGAGCTTCAGCAGGTGCCACTGGGGCTTGTGCTGGTTGTGCACCTTGTGCTTGAGC